GTAGCGAACACGCGCACGTTTCAGTCGCCGCTGACCAACGCTATTCAAACAACTTCGCGCAAGGGTTCACTGTGGAAAGCATCGCTGCAATTCAACAATCTGAGCGGCGACAACCGAAAAGAGATGCAAGCGTTTTTAGTCAAACTTAACGGCCAGCAGCATCGTTTCAACCTGCACGATCACAGTTACGTCATGCGCGGCGCTGGTGGTGGCACGTTAGCCGTTAACGGTTCTGGTCAAACTGGCGTGACGCTGGTGTGTGATGGCGCGACAGCCAGCGTAAATAACTACCTGCGCAGCGGGGATATGATTTCTTTTAACTCAGAGCTTCATATGGTGGTGGCAGACGCAAACAGCGATGCAAGCGGCAACATCAGTTTGTCGATTGCACCACCGATTCGCAAAACGTTAGCTAACGACACGATCATCGACTACACCACCCCAGTGTCAGGCGTTTTTATGTTAGCTGGCCCAGCGTCATGGAATACGCGACCCGGTACGTTTAGCAGTTTTACCATTGAGGCAGTCGAGGACGTACTCGCGTGAGTCGCGGATTTCCAACCAACGTTGCTAACGCGCTTGCGACTAGCTACGTGTCGATGGTGACGTTTGCCAAGTTGGAATTTCCAAATGGCACCGTTTACCTGCACAACAGCATCGGCACGTTTACGTGGGGCGGTAACGATTGGCTTGGCGTCGGTGATCTAGGCACGATCAGCGAAATCGAAGAAGGCATCGACGTATCACCCTACAAACTGACGCTGGCATTGTCTGGCTTAGACGCTGCCATATCTGGCGCAGCGCTAACGCAAGACTATTACAACCAGCCGGTCACTGTTTATTTGGGCGTGCTAGACGCAAACGACGTGCTGCTAGCTGACCCTACTATCGTCTGGCAAGGCGTCATGGATCAGATGGATTTAAGCGTCGGCGCCGAAAGCGGCGACGTGATCCAGCTAACGTGCGAATCTGAATTAGCCCGGTTTGATAAAGCTAGCAACCGCAAATATACAGACAGCCAACAGCAGAACGATTTTGCATCTGATGTGGCGTTTGAATTCATGGCGCAAATCGAAGGCGCCAAAATACGCTGGGGTGACGCCAACAGCCAAAACATCACCGGCATATCTAACACGCCAGCAATAGGGCCGATTAACCCCGGCAATATTTACCATTGAAGGTTTACGCCGCACTTAATAAGTGGCAACGCAGATCGTTCAGCTATGGCGATGCCGATTGCTGCCAATTCATTGCTTTCGTGGTCAAAGAACTGACCGGCAAAGATTACGCAGCTAAGTTTACTTATCAAAGCGAAACGGAAGCCAACGCGCTAGTTGCGCGACAAGGCAACTTGCTGGGATTTATTGGCAGCATTTTAGGCAAACCGGCAGACACCACAAAAGATGGTGACCCTTGCGTTGCTGACCTACCAATAGTCGGTTTGGTGTGCGGCATTCGGTTAGGGCAAAACGTTGTTTGCCTAACAGAAAAAGGCATGGCGAAAATACCTGCGCGCTACATCATAGCCGGGTGGCACTGTGCCTAACGTTGTTATTGCTGCACTAGTCAAAGTCGGCACCGCTGTTGTGGCGGCAGTCGGCGCCGCAGGCGTATACAGCACTGCGACTTTGGCAACGATTGGCGCAACAGTGGTTGCTGCCGGTGCAGCCATAACGAATATGGCAATCAAGGGCATGATGCCTGACGTGTCGATGCCGCAAAGCGACACTGACCGCACAAGGCAACAGACGGTGCGCGGCACCATAGAACCTCAAAAAGTGGTCTATGGTGAAGCGTTAGTTTCTGGCCCGATATTCTTTGTGGGTGTCGCCGGGACTGACAACAAAGACCTGTACCATGCAGTGGCCCTAACTTCTCACTCAGTCCAAGAAATCAGCGACGTGTACTTCGACAAAACGCGCATCGCTAACGCCTCTATAACTGGCAACGCAGTAACGGCTGGCGACTTCGGCCCAACAACCGAAGAGCCTTCGACCACCATTTGTTTTGTAGAGCGCAAAACGGGATCTAGCACGCAAACGGTAAGCTCTCTTTTGAGCGCTTCGTTTACTGGCTGGACGACTAACCATCGGGCACGTGGCATTGCGTACATCGTCACTAAATGGCGATTGACCGATAGCAGCCAAGAGATGTGGGATAGGCTCACGCCGCGCGACATTAAAGCGCTGGTCAAGGGTAAAAAAGACATATACGACCCACGCCTAGACGTTGCCGCAGGCAACAGCGCAGGCGCCAACCCCGGCAGTGCAACGTATCAAGCATGGTCAGAAAACCCAGCGTTGTGCGTTGCCAATTATTTGACCGACACCAAATTCGGTTTGAGCATTGCAACCAACAAAATTGATTGGGCGGCAGTCGTTACCGCAGCAGATGCGTGTGACGCAACCGTAGCCGTGCCTAGCAGCGCCACAGAAAAACGCTTTACGGCAAACGGCGTGCTGTACGCGACAGACACGCACCGCGCAAATATCAACAAGCTGCTTTCGGCGATGAACGGCACGCTGGTGTACGCAAACGGCATTTACACCATCGGCGCAGGCGCTTACGCAGCGCCTACCGAATCGCTTGATGAAAACGACCTAGCTGGCGCTATTAGCGTCAAAACGTCAGTTGAACGCGGTGAGCGGTTTAACACCATTCGACCAATTTTCATTGACCCGGCGCAGCAACACAAAAGTGTTGAGGCGCCAGAAGTGCAACAGACCAGCGCAGTAGCGCGTGACGCCAACGAAGTGCTGATCCGTGACGTGCAACTGCCGTTTACGAACACGTCATTCATGGCGCAGCGCATTGCGTTCAAACAAATTTCGCTAAGCGACCAACAAAAGGTGCTGACGTTTCCGGCAAATCTCAAAGGTTTGCGTGTTCAGGTCGGTGATCGCGTAAGCGTAACGGTGGAAGAATTGAGCTATAGCAGCAAGGTATTTCGCTGCGCAGGCTTAACGTTTAGCGACACGCAAGACGGCGTTGTGAATCTGACGCTGCTAGAGGACGACTCAACCAGCTACGCTGACCCAACCGCTTCCGAATACAGCACCGTGTCGCCAAGCGGCGTTATCACTGACGGGTTTAGGGGCGTGCCTGATCCGCAGAACCTAACGGCTAACGCTGGCCTAAAGCATATTGAGCTTAACTGGACAAACCCGACAAACCCAAAAGCGTTTGAAACGATTGCGGTATATGCGTCTGCCGACAGTTCATGGTCAAACGCGCAGCTAATCGGTGAAACGCGCGGCACGCAGTTTTTTCACGATAACTTTAATCGTATTGACCCAATAGCGGTTGGCACCCAGCGGTACTATTGGGTGCGCGCATTTGCCTACGCTGGCGACAAGAACAGCAGTCAGCCATTCGTAAAGTCAGATCGTAACCCCGACTCAGATACGTCTAACGTCGTCGCAACGGTAGGCCCAAACAACCCAGACTATTCCGACATTGTTGACAACACGCCGTCGCAGGAAGCGCCAAGCGCACTTACCTTGGTTGAAACGACAGTGCTAGGCAATGACGGCTCAGTGCTGCCAGCGGTGCGCATTAGCTGGACTGCACCTGTCGCTAACATTTACGTGTCGGCTTACGAGCTACAATTCAAGCGCACGTCGGCTAGCACCATCGACTACGGGTTAGTCAGCGATTCCTACACCACAACTATCGACTACGGCTCAGTCGCTGACGCGACAACGCTAGAGCTTAACTATGGTGGTGTTAACGAAGCCGTGACAGACCCCGGCGCAGCCTACAGCAGCGTTTTGGTGTACGGCACAAGCACCACCATTGGTGGGCAGAAAGAGTTAGAAGAACACACGTTTCGGGTGCGTGCGGTCACGCTGACCGGGCGCGTGTCTGACTTTATTACGGCAAGCCTGACGCTACAGGGCGACCAGACTGCGCCAGCCGTACCGTCTAGCATTACGGCAACCGGCGGCATTCAGCAGATCAAACTGGACTGGGAATTGCCATCTGACTCTGACCTAGCCTA